AAATGTTCGAACATAATAAAAATTTATATGAAGATTCTCAAAAACAAAAACACTGGGCAGTTCCGATTGAACCTACATATGATCCAGAAAAAATTAATAAATATATTTTATTAAGAGGCAGAGCGACATATGTTCAAAATAAAGAAAACACAGAACTTAAACGAGCAAATTATTCTTATGCTGATTTATATCAAAAATTTCCTTGGGTTGGAACGCAATATACGATAAGTAATCCAAATGAAGATAATTCGAAATGGGACGGAAATCATCATAAAAATTATAATATTGCAAGAGTTAAAAATATTATAAATAATAAAGAACTTGATAAATTAAATTTACACATAGAAGTTATAGGAAATAATTTTAATATAATAATTGGAGATAAAGTTCCAATAGCATTAATTCGAACTGACGCCGTAGAAAATATACAAATTAATTTAGAATCTGGTTTTATGGATGCTCTAGATCTATTTTATAGCGGATGGTATTTAGTTAAAGGATTTAAATTAAACTGGACATCATCAAATGAAGGATCTATTTTAAGTAATTTTACACAAGAATTTATATTAACAAGAAGAGAATGGCCTCCTCCGATAGCTGTAGATCCAATAAAAATAGTTGAAGAAAATAAATAAAAATATGGAAACTAATATTTATAAATCATTTAGACCGTATTTATACGAAGTAGCTAAAGAAAATTCTTTTACAAAAAGATTTGATGAACCAACATACTTTTCTTTTCGTTTAGTATTTGCACAAGATAAAGATCATATATATAATATGTCATCAAATAATGCATTGTATGATACAATGCCGCATCCATTATTTGATACAAATGTTGATACAGTTTCATCAATTAATCAAACACAGCCACTTCTATTAGTGCCATCAATGGGATTGGCGAATAATATCATGCCTAATATAGTATCTGAACCAATATCATATTCGGCTATATCCTATCTAGTTAATGCGAATGAGCCTACACGCGCTTCAATGTTGCAAGAATTTATAAATAAATTTACAGTTTTACAAAATGATTTCCCGTATTATTTTCAGTCAATAGAGGGAGTGGCAGATTTGTTAAAAATTGATACAACTAAAGGGCAAAGAATAACAAGTGATAAAAAACTTATTATAACATGTCTAGAAGGATTAGATTTAAAAATAAGTTATCTTTTAAATCTTTATAGAAAAATTGCATGGGATGATGTTTATCAAAGATGGGTTCTTCCGGATATGATGAGATATTTTACATTAAAAATTTATCTTGCTGAATTTAGAACATTTCATTTACCCGTTATCAATGAAACTACCTTTCCTATGGGGACAGAAACAAAGACAACAGCAAACACTCCTCTTGTTTTACGATTATTAGATAGTGTTTTGCCTACATGGGAAATTACATGCGAAATGTGTGAATTTGATATTAATGATATTTCTTTTACTCATTTAGAAGGATTAAATGTAGGATCGACGCCAAATCAGGGTACTGTTAAATTTGCGGTTAAAGTAGGAAATATAAAAGAATTACAAATTTATCCACTATTCGAACATATGTTTTTAGTTGATAGAAAACTTAATGGACTTAATAGAGCGAAAGATGAAATTTCAACATCTGCTGATGTAAATAGCAATTATCTATATCCTGCATCATTACAAATTTCTCAAACACGAGAAAAACTATCCTCAAATGATGAGCATGAATCAGGATTACCATACAATGTACGTACTAATGATCCTGGACAAATAAGAGAAGCCGATATCGAACAAGAACGTATTTCTAGTTCATCATTAGATGTAAATTTCAATGCTACACAACCAGAAACTTGGGTTGGCAATGCAATTAATTTTGGAAAAGCATATGCTGAAAGTTTTGTTAATAAAGTAGTTGATAGAGCAAAAATAACATCAATTCCAAATTTGGGTATTTCATATACTGAAGTTATAACAGCGATTCAATCTAAAAATATTGTTGCGGCATTGGGCACAATTAGAAAAGGCGTAAATGAAGTTGTAAATCAATATGGTAATGCTCCATCATCTCGTTTAGATGGGCCTATTCAAACAGATAATATAATGAAAGATTTCTTAAGTGCATTAACAAAATCTGAAGCAACTGATGATGACACAATATTATTACAGAAAGCTGCTAGTATTGCATTATCAGATAAAAGCGTTTGGGACCAAATAAAAAGTTATTCACTATCTACTAATTTAATCGATCAATCAAGAACTAATACATCAGAACGATTAGGATCAGAAATTTCAAATGAACCACAACCAATCGTACTCCCTTCTTCTAAACTTTCATCTAATATTGTTCAGGATAAAGTTTTGCCAAAAATTGACTCTAATATTAAGACAACATCAATTGATGTTACAAAAGTTATTGAATATACACCTACATCAAAATTACAGATTGAAGGAGAAACTATACCGCAACCACTCCCAAGTAAAGCAACTACTAGTAAATTACAAAAATAAAATATATGGCATATACAAATAATATAGATTCTATTAATCGTGATCTAAATAAAGATTGGATTGGCATAGTAATTAATACAAATGATCCAACGTTCTCGGGAAGATGTAAAGTTAAGGTTTTTGGATTATTTGAGGATATAGTAAATGAACATTTGCCATGGGCAGTTCCTATTCATTCTACAATATTTGCAGGAAATGGTGGCGGTTCATTATCTATTCCTAAAATAGGTCAATTTGTTAGAATACATTTCAATCACAGTGATATATATGCGCCTGAATATTCATGTATTCAGAATATTGACACAGATTTAATTCAAAGAATTAAAGATGATTATCAAGGGACACATGTTTTATTATATGATCCTATTGAAGAACTTACAGTTATTTATCAGGTTCAAGGTGGTTTTCAAATATATCATAAAGAATCTTTTATTCAAATAACACCGGATACAATGATAACACTATCTACACCAAATGGAGATTCAATAGTACAAATGGACGGTGATGTTATCAACATAACAACAAAAAATGAAGTTAATATTGCAGCTGGCTCAAAAGTAGAAGTTGTTGCAGATGAAGTTATTGTTCACGGATCTCAAACTACAAAAATAGGTAATGCACCGTATTATCGTGCAATTCTTGCTGAACCGTTTTGGGCGTTATTATCAACTATGGCAACAGCGATAGATGCCAAATTTCCAGCTACACCTGGAGTTGCGCAAGGAATTGTTGAAGCGGCTAAACAATCTGCAACTTCGACAAATGTGTTAATTGGAATTTAATTTTAAACCTTTATTCCAAGGAATTTTTCCTAAATGCGCTAATCTATTTTTTTCTTTAGCTTCTTTTGTATGATGTTTTCCAAAAAATGAATTTTTATCTCCTATAAGTAATTTTGAGCTTTCACTTAATTTTTTCTTTGATTCTTCATTATGATGTTTTCCTTTGAAATTACTCGGTTTTCCCTTTTTTATATTACTCATTTTTTCTTTAGCTTCTTTTGTATGATATTTATTTTTCATCGGAGAAACTTGTAATTTTCTTTTTTCTTTTATTTTTTGTTTTGTTTCTTCACTATGTTTAAAATTTTTACGACAATTTCTCATCGTATTTTTAAATTTTTCTGATTTATAATGAGGTTTTAATGTATTAGAAATAGCTATATTTTTCTTATGTTCTTCTGACATAGGAATTAAACTAATTAATTCTCGAGCATAAGTATAATCTTTTGAAGAAACATTATAAATAATTTTTTTTGTTTTTATAGTTGACATTTTAAAAAACGCATTAGCAATTTTTCGATTACCCTTATAAATAAATGTTAATAATTTATGACAAACAAAATGTTCTTTTGCTGTCAATAGAATTAAATTTTCTTTATCGTTTGTTCCACCCAAACATTTAGGAATTATATGGTGATTTTCATAATAAATATATTTTTCTTGATCCTTTTTGAACTTTTTTCGATTTTGAGATGCTGCTTTATCATTTATAGATTGATAAAGTTTTTGATGATTCATAATTAACCTTTTTATTTTAAAGAATATATAAATAAAAACGGGACAGTCAGTTTTAACCTTCTGATTGGCTTTACTAGAGCCTAACCGTTTATATTTTATATATTCATGAAAATAAAAAATAAAAATGAAATTTACAAGTTTTAAAAATTGGTTATTTGAACGAGCCACAGAAAAATTATCTTATGGCTGTTTAATGTTAGATACAGATATTCCTGATTGGAAAGAAAAAATATCGATAGTAGATAAAGATGATGTCTATGAAGAAGATAACGATTATGGATATGAAAAAGAGCCCCATATAACAATTCTTTATGGATTTCATGATGATAAAATAAATAAAAAGGATCTTTATGAAGAAATAAAAAAACTTCATCCAATTACTTTAACTATTGATAATATAAGCATTTTCGATGACGATAATAATTATGATGTTGTTAAATTTGATGTTCCAGTTACAAAAGAACTTAAAGAATATAGAAAAATATTTCTAAAATTTCCAAATACACAAACTTTTAATAAATATCACCCACATATGACAATATGTTATTGTATTAAAGGTGCAGGCCATAAATACGTTAAAAAAGTACAGCCCTTTAGTGTAACATTTGATACAGCGATATATTCATCACCAAACGAAGATAAACAGATATTTGATTTAAAATAATGAATATATAAAATATAAAGCAGTTAGTTTTATGTTGATGCATAAAACAACTACAATAGGGATATATAGCTGTCCTGCTTTTATTATATATTTTAAAAATAAATAGGGAATCATGAAAAAATATAAAAAAACAACAAACG